TTACAAACCATCCGGTGATAAACCTTTTATCTTTGTCGTCAAGGGTTATCCGAATGGTATCCACCAATTGAAGGTTATCCGTGTATTCCACCTCTATAAGGAAAGGGGATAGGTCTTTGGAAACATCTTTGGAGTTTATAAAAACTTCTACAAACGGTATTTTAACTTGCATTTACTCTCTCCAAGGCGCGGGAGGTGTTGTTTGAATTTCCCCGGAAAGTTCGGGAATTGTCAGGATTTCTCCGCCTTCAAAGATTGCCTTACCCAAAAGGTGTGGGTTGGCTTCCATTAGGATATGGCATAGTTTTTCCGTTCCCCAAAGTTTTAGGGCTATTATGTCCCAAGTTTCCCCCGCAAGGGCTGTATAAAGCATCGGAAGGAAAGCTATTTCGGGGACATTCCAAATTCAAGGACTAAACGAAAACTGGGATTTTAACTTCTATGGAATAAACGAAGAATCCCTCCCCCGCCATAAGGGTTATGCGACCTAATTTAACCCTTCCTCTCGGGGTTTCAAGGTTTTTAAGCCTGTTTATTATCCGTTGCAAGTAATCGTATATATGACCGTTCCCGAGTTGGAAATTTCGGAAAAAGAACAGAACCGAATAGGTGAATTCTCCGGCATAGTAATCCCCCTCTATTTCCGCATACTCTTGGGGGTTTGCTTCTGCAAAAATAACCCTAATTGCCGGCATTGTGGCGGGTGGGTTTTCTATGTCCTCCTTTTGATATTTTGAAGGGACTATCATTGATGGTTTTAAAAAGAGGTCGTTCTGAAACTCCTCTTGGAGGGCAGTTGTTATAGTTTCTTCTATTTCCGGGAACATCCTCACTCTCCAATGAGTTCTTTAAAAACCTGCTTAGCTATTGCGGGAAGTCTTCTTTCCAACTCCGCTTTGGTAGGAGCCATAAACGGGCGGGCGGGAACTCCTCTCTTTGTCCCAAACTCCATAGCGGCGGGATAAGGGAAACCGTTTTTATCGCTTTTTACGTTAGTTCCTATTACTACTTTGTTTTTGTCTAATTGGTAGGTAAAACTCCTTGCCAGTGTTGTGGTTTTGTGGAGTTTCTTTTCAGAAAATCCTTTCTTAATCTTCCATCGGAGGTATCCCGGCTTTAAAGGCTTCCAGTTAACGCCTAAATACCTACCTTCCGACTTGAATAAGAGGCTCAAAATGTTTCTTCCTTCCTCTCCAATTCGTCCTAAAAGTAGGGACTCCAACTCGTAAAGGGAGTTAAGAATTGCAATAATTAACTCGTTTGGGTCTCTGAATTCTTTTTTAGCCATACCAACCTCTCCACATGTTCCGATACCTTATTAATGGAAAACCTTTGAGAGTTTTCCGCCAAAAGGTAGTTAAAGGTTTTTAAAACCTCTATAAGGATTAGGTGGAGAAGGATTTCCTTGTCCAGTTCCGAATCTTCCTCCGGGTATGTATTACCGAAAATAGTTTCCCACCTTTTGAGGGCTACACCTTTTAGGACTTCAAAAAGGTTGTTGTCTATCGCAACTACCCCGTTGAGGCCAAATCGGGAAAGAAGAAGGTCTAAGGTAACCATCAGTTGCTCTCTATCCTTACTATTGCATCTTCCATAAGGCGTTTTGCGGCGAAGTAAGCGGTCCAGCCTATGGTTTTAACCCTTCCGAGTTTGTCCGTATTGGTGTATACGAGTTGGAAGGTGTTGCCATCTATTTGGACCACTCCATATGCGTTCTTTCCAAAGATAAGGGTCTGATAAACCGGGTGGGTATTTCCGTTGCTATCGGTTACTTCCAAAATGGGTAATTGGGTGGTTTCCACGAACTTAACACCCGCAAAGGTTCCCACCACTCCCGTTTCAAAGGCGTCCTTCTTTGTAAAGGCTAAGGAAATAAGCTCTTGGTCGGTAAATAGCTCCGTTAATTTATCCGGGTGGATGAAGCACACGTAGTAGCCATCCTCAAAAGGTGGAATGTTTTTCCTCTTTAACCTCTTCACGGCTTCCCTAATTTCCGTTTTGGTTAAGGGTTTATCTCCCGTTAGGTCATCTCTGGAAGATGCTCCTCCGGCATAAAGGACATTACTACCCCCGAGTAGCTCTTTCATTGCCACCGCATCCAAAGTTTGCTGGGCGTTGTAGGCGAGCAAATCGGTTGCTTGGTCCACAAGGGGAACGAACGAGGTTATATCCGTAAAAGTATCCAAATCAATGTAGTTTCCATATTCCTCTATGGTGGCTTGCACTTGGCGGGTCGCGATGGATACACCTTCGGAAGGTGTCGGTTGGTTGGTTAGGGGGGTAGTATTTACCGGTAGGGGTTCAAATCTGGTAAATACAGCGGTCCTACCGGAGTTACGGGGCATTCTAAACAGTTGCCCATATTTGGTAGCCACGAGGTTGGCTTTCACGTATTCCAAAGCTTTTTTCTCGTAATATAACGGGAAGAGTTCGGGATTAGTGGATTGATTTACCACCGGCATAGTTTATACCTCCTTGCACTTGATGTTGTTTTTAGATTTCCTGCAAAAACTTTTCGCGGAGTTTTAGGAGTTCTTCAAAGCTCATATTTGCTAACTTTTCGGGGGTAAGTTCTCCCTCTTCCTTTTGGGATTCAAATCCCTCACGGGAGGAAGGTTTAAACTTTTCTTTGGCAAGTCGGGAATACTCCTCGTGCATAGCCTCCAACTGCTTGACATCGTTTAGACCATCTATTAGGGTTAGCATTGCGGATTTTTCCCCGAAAAGGAGTTTTACAAACTTTTTGGTTTCCGTTTTCAGTTTCTCTATATAGGCTTTGCCCGCCTCCGCAAGTTCTTTTAGGTTTTCGTTTTCCTTTTTAAGTAACTCAACCTGTTTTTGAAGCTCCTCAACCTGTTTTTGCAGCGCTTCCAACTGTTCCATACTTATACCTCCACTTTGTTTTTCCTTTTTGCAGTGCTTTTCGTAAAGGGCTTTCGCCCGGTCGTAAATCTGCCTATGACCGTGGAGGGCTGAAAGGGATAAAGCCCTCCTTAATAGTTCGCAGGACAGCTTTCCATCCCAAGTTTTATAGGGATATTTACGAGAAGATGGGTCAAGGAAATAATCGGAAGGCACCTTTTTCCTTTTTTCGGGGTCGTGTATCCAAGCGATGGCTTCGGATAGGATATCTTCCCCCTCTTCGTTCAAAATGGTGGCATCCGGGTCCGCGGGGAAAACTACGAGGGAAATTTCCTGAAACTTAATGTTTTTGGCTACATAGGCGTTTTCTTTATCGTTCCAGCTTAGAGTTCTGGAAAAACCTACCGAAACCGCATTTAGGAGACCATTCTCTATTTTCCTTATTAGGTTTTCATTCCCCTCTTTAAGGATTTGGAGGGTGGCGTAAATGGCGTTATCCCTAAACTCCGTTTGGATTACTTTGCCTATAACATTATCAACACTGGCTTTGTGGTCCTTTAAAACCGGCTTACCTTCAAGGGTTTTGTAGGCTTTTTGAAGTTCCTCCGGTAGGATTAGAAGGGTCCCGTAAAGTCTCTCTATCCGCTTTGGGGAGGTTATTGCTCTAACCTTTAAGGTGTAATATTTCTCCCCGTCCTCTATTTGGAACTCGGAAAATCGTTCCACCAATTGGGGCATTTAAAAGGGGAGAATGTTCCCCCCGCAGTCCAAAATCAAGGACTGGTTAGTAGCCCATTTGGAGTTTTAATTCCCTTTCTTTCCGTTCTAAGGCTTCCTCAATAGCCTCCTCCACGATTTGGCGGATTCTGTCCTTTAATTCTCCCAAACCCTCTTTAACATCGGTGGCGGAGATGTTTATGGTGATGGAACCTATTTGGACTTTAAAGTTTTTACCCCCTTCCCGAGTGATTAGTTCCTTATATTCCCGACGGTGGGTTTGGGTGGAAGTTTTTACCACCTCTTTGTGGGTTTCCTTTTCCCCAAAACCGAAAAAGGATTTTATAGCGTTCCATCCGCCAACAATTTTCTGTTTAACACCTTTAACTACCCCTATTGCTTTTTCCTTTACGGCTTTTGCAAAACTCAACGTTTTATGGACCGCCCCTTTAACGGTGTCAGCTAAGCCCTTAGCAAAGGATTTGACCTTGTCCCAAATCCAACCGACCGCTTTTAGGGTGTATTGCCCTACCGTTTTCCAAGCGTTTATATAGGCATTCACAAACTCCTTTGCCCCTTTTATAGCAACTTTAAAGCCCGCTACAAATTTATCTTTCAGCCAACCTCCGACCGCCTTTACACCTTCCCAGACCGTTTTCACCCCGTTTTTTATTCCGCTCCAAACCTTTCCGGCAAATTCTTTAACTTTTCCCAAAGCGTGTTTAATACCTTCCCACCCGCCTATTAGGTTCCAAAGCATAGGCAACAAGGTCGCTGCTCCCAAAATTGCCAACCCAAAGGGATTTAATCCCATAAGCAGTCTAAAACCTCCCATAAGGAGAGAGCTTGCTCCCCTTAAAAGGGTTATCCTGCCGGCTGTAACGGCGGAAGCGTTACCGAGCGCAAACAGGGAAGTTATAAACCCTCTAATACCGCCTATAAGCCCTGCAAAGTTTAGCGATAGTAGAGCGCCTCTAAAAAGGGCTAAACGGGCGGAGGAAAGTAATAGGGTGGAGTTTAGAGCGAGTGTGGCTATTCTAAAAGCTAAAATACCCAAGGTTACCAACTTGGAAACTATAAGCAAGGAACCTAAACCCAATAGGATAGGAGCCAAAATGGGCATTATAGGTTTTAGAACCACCGTAAGGGTTCTTACGGCAACGGTTAGCCCCTCTATAAAGGCTTTGAGGTAAGGCTTCATCGGCTCAAAAACCTCAATCATCAAAGTTTCCAAGGCGGAAAGGAGACCCTGCCATTTAGCGGTTAAGGTGGAATTCATATCCTCCACCATTTTTGCGGCTGCGCCTTTTGCGTTTTTAATCTCTTTGAGGTATTTATCCAACTCTCCGGTATCGGCGGCTTTTAGGAGGGCGGCAACACCAGCGGCGGGTTCCTCTCCGAATATCGCTTTTAGGTATTCCATCTGTTGGGCTTGGGGGAGGGCTTTAAGTGCTTTGGCAATTTCCTTTAACAATACCGGAAGGGGTTTAAGTCTTCCCATCGCATCGGTGGTTTGAATTCCCAATGCGGCTAATGCCTGCGCTGCTTCCCCCGTTGGGGCGGATAGCCTAAGCATCATAGCCCTTAAAGTTGTTCCCGCCATAGAGCCTTGTATTCCCACGTTTCCGAGTAATCCGGCCATAGCGGACACCTCTTCAAGGGACACCCCGAGTTGGGACGCAACCGGAGCGACGTATTTCATCGTTTCCCCGAGGCTTTCTACGGTTGTATTTGACGTGGTTATCACTTTCGCCATTACATCCACTACATGGGAAAGCTCGGAAGCCTTTAATCCGAAACCGCTTAAAATGTTGGTCGCTATATCGGAAGCCCTTGCAAGGTCTAAGTTCCCTACGGTTGCAAGGTTTAAAACATCTTTGGCGGAAACAAGGATTTGATTAACCTTCATTCCCGCCATTACCATGTATTCCATTGCCTCCGCCACTTGGGAAGCGGAGTATTTGGTGCTTCCTCCGAGTTCAAGGGCTTTGTCTCTTAGTCTTTTAAATTGCTCTTCCGTAGCCCCCGCAAGGGCTTTTACCCTCACCATTTGAGCCTCAAAGTCAGCCCCTACTTTTATGGGAACCGCAAGGGTCATTGCCGTAGCTACCGTAGCATGCCAATTGGAAAGTTCCTCTTTAAACTTGGCTATATTGCTTTCCAGCTTTACCTTTATGCGGGC